AGACGGGAAAACAAACAGCGACTCAGTTCGTTACAAGATGTGCGGCAACGGTGTAGCATCGCCAGTGGCGAAATGGGTAGCAGAACGAATTAACGACTGCTATTCGTAAATGCCCTTGAAGCATATTCGGCCATGCACCTCACTTGTAATGAGGAGATAGTGGGTTCGATTCCCACCAAGGGCTCTCATTCATCAAAGTCGTCTGGCTTTTCACCACATACAGGTTTGCGTTTAATCACACGTTTCTTTATGCATGAGCAAAGTGTTGGGTTCACAGAGCTTCCTCTTCTTGTTGCATTGTGTAAGCGCGAGTGCCAGGACCAATCGGGTTTACAGAAGTGACATGAAATTCATGTATCAAAAGGTTTCTGACAAGCCAGTGAAGCGGATAAGAACGTGCATCTCGAGCATGCTTCTTCCTGAACTCAGCAGAGAACGCGTATGCGCGCTTACGGAGACCTGGAGTAACGATGTTCTCCTCAATGCATCGCTTGATGCCATCCCAACCCTCCCTTGAGTATTGAAGGATTCTCTTGTCAAGGTCATAGTCTGGCCACCAGCGGCGTTGCGCGTCAATGTGCGGAAAGCATTCATAAAGGCGGTCGTAGAACTCTGGCTCAGTTGCAACAACATCACCAATTCTTCTAATCGCCACAGCATGTAACGGGATACCAACACGTGTATTACTGCCCGTAATTGCAGCCAAGTCGTAATAGTCGCAGTATTCCGCGCCATGTTCCTCACTGATGAACTTTAAGACATCATCTGTTTCCCAGTCATAAATAACCTTTGCAAAACGAAGTGGGATATTTTTCTTCATTTTGTATGGGGTAACGATGTAGTTCTCATGGAGCTTTTGCACACATGAGCGGTAACGAATCATTGACTCGTTTGCTCTAACCCCAGTAATGAACGCAACTCGGCCACTCTTGCCCTGCATTGTGTAGTAGTCAACTGATTGTGGGAGTGCTTGGTTTGGGTCAAGACCAAAACTTTCTGCACGGATTGCCCATGGTGGCATTTCTCTTACAAGCCGGCCTTGCGAAGCTCTGTAAGGCGACCAGAGAAGGCAGTATTCTCTTCTTCCAAGAACCCAAATCTCTTGCCCCATTGGCAAGCAATACCACTCCATGTCAACCCAGTCGTAATTACGAACCTTGTTGACGAATTCAACAACAGTTGGACTAACCATCTCTTCATCGCGAAATATTACTTTCACGGGTCCGAGTCCGCGCTCTTCATGGATTTCTTTTGCCAGATACAAAACCGCTGTTGAGTCTTTCCCACCAGAGAACTGAACGCAAACCGTGTCAAATGTGTCATAGACATGGCGCATGCGCTCTCTAGCGGCGTCAACGCAATTCATACCTGGAATGAAGCAGCGTTGTCGTGTCATGAGATAAGACTACCTATAAACAATCATGTTGACAAGCATGAATTTTCCACTATTATCAAGGTTGTCGAACGGAGAAACTGTGATTACGCGCACTTATAGTGTTTTAGAAATTGACCCGTCAGGTGATGGGACCCTTGTCTGGCAAGCTCGATGGGATGGACAAAACTCCATTCGCATTTACCGCGGAACTGTTTCAGATGAAGAAGTAGTTGTTTCTCGACTTGAGTCAATTGAAGTAACAACAACTAAAAAAGTTTTGAAACACGAACAGTTTGTCTCCATGGCAACAGAGTTCATCATGGAGATGATTAAAAACAAAGTTACTTATTAAAGTTGGGGGTGGCCTGAATATCGGGGAAACAGGCCACCCCCAGAACTGCGGAGGTATTCTTATGTCCGGTCAGAGTAAGAACACTCTTGCGCATTGCTCACATTCTATACAGATAGATTTACCTGATAGAGTGAACCCATGGCACATGAGTTAGAAATAGTCCAAGGCAAAGCAAACATGGCGTATGCCACTGGTGGTGATAGGAAAATTCCTTGGCACCGGCTTGGGACTCCTATGAAAGGCCTCCAAACCATGGAGGCAATGCTCCAAGCAGCAAATGCTGACTTTGATGTCATTATTTCAAAAGTTGCAGCTGTTGATGCCGAAGGAAACCTTTTGAAAAACTCCGATGGGTCAATTGTTTTGATTGAAGACAGTCGAGCGACCTTGCGTCATAACCCAGACGGCAGTTTCAATGCCCTTGCGACTGTAGGCACACGTTATGAGGTTCGCCAGAACCGCGAAGTGCTTGAAAGGGCACTGGCCGTAGTTGGTGCATCAAGCGGTGATGCGGTTATGGACACTGTTGGAGTCCTCAGGGATGGCCGCCGGTTTTTTGCAACGATTGAATTGGATACCTTAATCCTTGACCCAAGTGGCATCAATGACAAAATTGCCAGATACCTTGTAGTCAGTTGTGGCCATGACGGCATTTGGCCTATTAGGTACGCTAATACGGATGTCCGTGCTGTTTGCAACAACACAGTCGTGATGGGTCTGTCAAGTGCGCAACGTGTATTTACGGCTCGCCATACACGAAACGTGGATACGGTGATTGAAGATGCACAGCGCGTATTGGAGATTTCAACTGCTTGGGGTCAGGCATTCTCCAAAGAAGCTGAACGAATGCTTTCAATCAATGTTCCAAATGGAAGTTTAAAGATTGACAAAGTTCTTGAAAAAGTCTTTCCAGCAGAATCTGGGGAAACAGCTAGACAAAAGAAGAATCGTGATGAAGTGCACACAATGATTCGCAGTCTTTATCTGAATGACAAAAATGCTGGTAAACATGGTTTTAACGGCTGGTCTTTGTACAACGCTATCGTTGAATATCTTGACCACTACAGGTCTGATGACCCAACTGTTGGGGCGGTAGCGGCGATGGACGAGAATTCCTTTAATACACAAAAAAAGATTGTCGCTCACAAAGCGGTGGTATCATGAAGGCATGTCTGATTCGATGAATTCGCCTGATTGGGACGATGAAGACCCAACAACATACGATGGCGATGAGCCAATCTTTATTGATGACGGCGAATACGATGGCGACATAATTGGCCTTGAAGAGCTTAAGAAAGAAATCTTCCAAGACAAGGTAATTCATAGCTTTGTGCAAGAAGCATTTCAGTTCAATGGTCGCGAAGCGATTAATGAAATACTTTCTGAGATTGAACGTAAAATGGGTTGGAAGCTTGAGATTATTGCGACCCGTGGAAGCATTGATGATGCCGTTCTTGAGCAAACCAACACATTTGATGAAGACGCATGGATTCGGTTTCTCATGTCAGACCAATACAGCAGAATGGGTTATCGGGTAATTTACGAGAGCGAATTAGCGATTGACGAATTCATGGATGACAGTTACGGCAATCTCAAGCTTGGTGCTCGAGTTCGTAGATATATCAAGCGTATGGCGTGGAATATTTTTCAAAATATCTAATTCGTAGTTGACACTCCCTTTGAGAGGGGGTAGTTTGTAGGGAATACAAGCGAGCCTTCGGGGGGCATATGTCAGAGTACAGCGATATTGATATTCCAGTTGTTCCAAGACTGAGCGGACCATGTAAAGGCATGCCAGTTGAGTGGTGGTTCCCAGAGCATCCTCCAACATCAGAGCAAACCTTTAACGCGCAACGTGCTGTTGAGATTTGTAAAACTTGTCTTGATATTGATGCATGTGGGGAGTATGCAATTGAGAACCCAAAGGTCGTGGGGATTTGGGGTGGAATGTCATGGAAGCAACGACAAAGAATTCGTGTTGTAAGAGAACGTAACCGTTCACTTGGTCGTGTCCAGGCGGAGAAAACAAATCAGCGCAAGATTGCTAACGACTTGATGGAGCGTCGAGCACAGTGATTTCTCGCGCAGTAGATGACTTTCTTGGGCGTCTTGACGGTGTTAAGCCTGCTGGTGATAATCAATGGGCTGCCCGTTGCCCGTGCAGAAACGACGACCAAAACCCATCTTTGAGTATTTCTCAAGCAAAGGACACTGGTGATGTTCTTGTCACCTGTCATAGAGGTAATGGCTGTGACACCAGCCAAATTTGCGATGCTCTCGGAATCAAGGTTGGAAAGCTTTTCAACAAAGCTCATGATGGCGAATGGAAAGAAAGCTCATCAAAGTACAAGGAGAGCGTTGTGCCACAGGTACAGAAAAAAGCATCACGCAAACTTGTTGCCACATACAAGTTCCGCGATGAAAACGGAACGCTTATGTACGAGAAGTTGCGGTACGTTGACGAAAACGGCAAGAAATCTTTTGGTCATCGCCGTCCTGACCCTGACATGCCCGGCGAGTACATCTACGACGCAAAAGGTGTGCAAAAAATTCTGTATCGTCTGCCAGAGGTTTTGAAAGCCATTGAAGATGGCGAACCAGTATGGCTTGTAGAGGGCGAGAAAGATGTAGACACACTCGTAGCAAAATATGGCGTATGCGCAACAACAATGTCTAGTGGTGCTGGACATTGGGAATCGGAATACTCGCAGATTCTTTCCGGAGCAAGCGTTCTTGAGATTATTGCTGACAATGATGACGCGGGTAAAACACATGCGATGAGCGTTGCTGCGCAAGTTCGCGCCATTGGTGGGAATGTAAATGTTTGGGTGTCTCCATATGGGAAAGACATCACAGACCACATTAATGCTGGCTATCAGCCAGATGAACTTAGCGAGCTTGATTATGAGATTCCACAGCAAACTACGGAACTTGAATCCGAAGAACAAGAATCTGTTGGTGAGAGAATTCTTGATGTTGTAACTTCTGTTGTTTCTAATAGCGATTTGAGCTTGGAGCAAATGCTTAATCGTGTGAGCGTCATGCTTAGTTCAATGTCTCAGAATTCTGATGAAGATACTGGTCGTTTGTACAACTGGCAAAAGTTCTTGGAAGACTACAAAGACAGAGGGTACGAGTGGATTATTCCTGGCCTCCTTGAGAAACAAGAGCGCGTAATTGTCGTAGCTGCTGAAGGTGTTGGTAAGACAATGCTTGCTAGGCAGGTGGCTATCTGTTCGGCTGCAGGGATTCACCCATTCACGTTTCAGCCAATGGAACCAATCACGACACTGATGATTGACCTTGAAAACCCAGAACGCATTATTCAGCGAACATCGAACAACATCATGCGCGAGGCTCTCAAGATGTCAAAGGCCAAGCAACTGGATGCACATCTTTATATTCAGCCAGCAGGTCTTGATTTGACAAGCGCACGAGACAGGGCAATTATTGAGCGTCTCTGTGAAGAGGTGAAGCCGCAGTTGATAGTTATGGGCCCTTTGTATAAGGCTTATGTTGATAACGGAAACAAATCAAGCGAAGCTCTTGCGGTTGAGGTGGCAAAGTTCTTGGACAGAATCCGTGACGTATATGGGTGTGCTCTTTGGCTTGAGCACCACGCCCCATTGGGCTCAACCTCTTCAAGTCGTGAGCTGAGACCGTTTGGTTCCTCTGTCTGGTCACGTTGGCCAGAGTTCGGTATTTCGCTTACTCCAGACCCAACTGCACTTGATGGCTATGTGTACCAAGTTAACCATTTCCGCGGAGCGCGCGACAATCGAGCATGGCCAATCAGAATGAAGAGGGCCGTGAGATTCCCATTTGAGACATTAGAATTCATGAAAATGAACTAATCTAGGAGTATGGCAGGTTCACAAAAACCGCTGACTAGAGAGTTTCTAGCAGAGCGCGACTTACGCATTTTTAAGATGCGCCAAGCTGGCGTATCTGTTGGAGAGATTGCTAGACGCTTTAATGTTACGTCGGCAACTGTTGGGACAGCAGTTAGAAGACAGTTAGAGAAACTAAACAAGGAAGCGCTTATGGCGTATCCTGAAGTTTTGCGCATGGAGCTTGAACGATTAGACGCGCTTCAAACCGCAATATGGCCTCTAACCCAGCCACGCAAGCAGACACTTGACGATGGGACTGAAATAATCGCAGAACCAGACCTGAAGGCTATTCAGCAAGTTTTGTCTATTATGGATAGGCGCTCAAAGCTTCTTGGCATGGAACAGAATAATGTCAATATTCAAATGGATGTTGGTTCAAGCGCACCAATTAGAGCTACATTGGCTGGGGCAATCCCGACTACAGCAGCTGAGCAATTTAGCCCAGAGGCAGAAGCTAAGAAGCTTTTAGAGATTATGGGTTCATCTGGTGTAATCTCTAAGGACTACGTGGACCGACTTCTTGGAGAGGTTAGAGAATTAGCTCCAATCCAAGATGCCGAGATAGTCGAAGATGGGGAATTGCTAGATGAATGAGATTGACATTATTGACTGGCTTGAGAGTAGAGTGCCTATTAGCGACTCTGAACTTCGGCTACATTCTATGGCTCTCACGGAGATTGTTAAATTAAGGAAGCGAGTTAATGAACTTGAACGAGAGCTGGAACAACGCAATATTAAAAGTGAAGGCGTCTTTGTCGCATATGAATGAGCCTAATGAGATGAACTCAGACAATATTGAGGCAGCTATGGATAAAGTCGCTGAGAATATTACGATGGGTAGACGGTCAAATACTGGCTCAAAGCCTGGTGAGCCTGCTCAGAAACAGGTAATTATTCGTACCTCAGAGAGAAACCACGATAGGTGGAAGCAGGCCGCTGAAATACAAGGTGTTTCGTTGGCTGAATTCATTAGAGCATTAGCTGATGCAGAATCAGCTAGGTTACTTGAGTGCACACACCCAGAACAGTTTGTTGTCCGTTATCCGTGGATGTCTAAATGCAAGAAATGTGGAGAACGTCTAGACCAGTAGACTGCCGTCATGATTATTGACTACATTTCGTTTAATGACTTCCTTGCAGACGCAAGCATCCAGTACAACAAGCTTTCACGTGAAGATGAGTCCATCAGATATGGGCAGGTGTATTTCAACCTTCTTCAAGATTCTCGTCCAGATATCGCCGAAAAGCTAAGGGGTTCAGTTCTTGACCCGTTTCATAGAGATGAAGTAAAGACAGAAGTGCATGCATTCGTGGAGTACCTGTGGTAGACGATTATGGAATTGGATTCATTAGATACACCACTTATACATAAAAACATCCCCATAGGGGATATCCCTAGGACACCCGCAACTCCATTCGGTGCTGAAGAGACTGAAGTTGCTGACCATATGTTGCTTTTAATATCTTCTTCAATTGGGTATCCAATCTCCTACAAACAGGAGCAGGATGGTTTGCTCATCCAAAATATCGTTCCCGTTTTCAAAACAGAGTCACAGCAGATTTCAACTTCATCAAAAGTAGTATTGCAACTCCATACAGAAACTGCATTTCATCCGTATAAGCCGGACTTTGTTCTGCTCATGTGTCTACGTGGAGACGAAACTGCCTATACAACGTATGCAGATATATGGGACATAGCGGAATGCTTATCCCCAGCTGCAATTGAGGAGCTTAAGAAGCCTCAGTTCGTAACAAAAGTTGACGACAGTTTCAGAATGCACGGAGAGCCAGACGTAGAACTTACTAAAGCAATACTCTCTGAAGACGAAGATGGATTCCAGATTTGCTTTGACGAGTTTTTTATGAGAGGCAAGACACAGGCAGCCAAAGATGCTCTCGATGAACTCATCATCGCTATAGCCAAATGCACCCAGAAGGTTGCACTTGAGGCTGGAGATGTCATGGTTATAGACAACCGCCGAACCGTTCATGGCAGACTGCCATTCAACCCTCGTTACGATGGTTACGACAGGTGGGTAAAGCGACTAATGGTGATTTCTGAGCTTCCGCCAGATAGTGAAAGAGACGGGTTTATTGTCACTACGGAGTTCACATCCTCCAGTTAGACAACCCGCCTGAGCTATGTTCCATGATGTAGCGAGCGACCATCAGATTGCAATGCATATTCTTCAGGCCTTGCATCCTGTTCTGGACTGCCTCTTCGCCACACACCTTGGCCGTTACAGACTTCCATGAGGAGTTAATCTGCAGCAAGCCTGTATCGTATGACTTGTTCTTATTGAGGGCGTATGTCATGTTGCCATTGGCATCCCATGTTGCGTTCTGCGCCTTTGGACGGCATCCAGACTCTCTCCAAGCGATATAGGACCACGTCTGAACTGGGTAGAGCCCGTAAGCCTCAAATACTGGCTCAAGGCGTGGACAGCGCTTCTGAGGGTCTTCTGGGACTGGCTGACGCCTTCCTGGGTGGTCATTCTTTACTGGAGGCAACTGTGTAAGGTTCCTGTCAGCTTTGGCTGAAGGCTCACTATCTCGAATTGCCTGACCTTGGCTGAGGACTACATCCTCTGCCTCGATTGAGATTTCTGTTGTTTCCACGGTCTGACCGGACGCGTGTGGAGCCTCCACCTTGCTACCTGGGATTACCATCCCAGTTATAAAAAAGAGTATAGAGATTCCATATCCGTGAATTGTTTGCAATTTCCTTTTCCTTTGTTTGGGGAATAAAGCGCGGGCGTCAACTGCAATGCCCACCCTTATGGTTATTGGGTTTGAAAATAATCTGAGATTTCTTGCTTTAAAAAGCCAAAAACCCGCCAAACCATTGCTGGCTGGCGGGTCTTGACTACTCGTTTTGAAGAGGACTAAAACGGCTCTTCTTGACTGTCCTGACGCTTCATCTGAGGACGGTTTGCTGGTCGGCTTGCCGTTGCAGTCTTCTGCGCTGGGATTGAAGTCTGTCCTTCTTTTGGTTGACGACGTTCGTAGCTCTCAATGTTGCGGAGAGCAAGAGCGACATTGTCTGCAACAACAAGAACTTTTGAGCGCTTTTCGCCCGTTGTCTTGTCATCCCAAGTCTGCTGCTCAAGGCGTCCGTTAACGATGACGCTGTTGCCCTTTGAAAGGACGCGAGCAATGTCATCTGCTGAGTACGACCACGCAATCGCGTCGAAGTAGCTGGTGACTTCCTTCTTCTCACCCGACTCATCTGTCCAACGACGGTTTACCGCCACAGAGAAAGAGACCTTTGTCTTTCCGCTGTCGAACACCATGAGTTCTGGGTCCTTGGTGAGGTTCCCAATAAGGGTTACCTGTGCTGTCATATATTTTCCTATCCGTGAACGCATGCCCGTGGGCCTGGTGGTTAGAGCATAACAGGGCTGCTACGCTATTGCAATGGCTCCAGACAACAATAATTTTGCGGAACTACACCTCAAGGTCATAACCAATATAAGGGAAAGCCTTTTAGATGTTACCTACCGCGATGATATGACCGATGCCGAGGTGGCTGAGCTGGTCCAACAGATGACAAATATCTCAGAGTATGTCGTGGAGCTTTTGGGCATTGAGGTCCAGCGCGAAAATGAAGATGGCTCAATTAGTGCCTTGCTTCGTCTAAAGGCGGACTAATGGAAATTCACCCGTCTATCAAGAAGCTGGCTAAGCCTATTGATGCGCTCCTTCCTCTTGAAGGCAATCCACGCCGTGGTGACATCGGAGCTATTACAGCCTCGTATAGAGAGTTTGGACAGGTAAAGCCAATTGTTGTCAAAGACAATGAGGATGGCACGTTCACTGTTATTGCCGGTAATCATCAGCTTGAAGCGGCCAAGAAGCTTGGATGGAAAGAAATCGCGGCAGTCGTTCTTGATGGTGATGACGAAAAGGCAATTGCTTTCGCTTTAGCCGACAATCGGACCATGGAGCTTGGTTACTCTGAACAGGCTGACATGTTGAACATGTTGTCTCAAATCAGCGACTCATACCCTGACCTTCTTAACGATTTGCGTTGGGATGAATTTGAGATGGCTGTAATCGAGGAGTGGACAGAGCGCAATCTTGAGACAGAAGAAGAGTCTGGTTATGTAGCTCCAGTAATGGTTAATCCTCCGCTTAGCGAAAATGTTCGTGTTGAGTCAAACGAAGATGGGGAAATGGTCATCAAGGCAAACCCGACTGTTGATGCTAAAGAGGTTGCTACCCGTGGCAGTACGGCTATCAATTCTGCTGGCTCTCAAGCAATAGTTCAGTACACACTTGTGTTTGATTCACCAGAACAACAAAAGCTTTGGTACGACTTCATAAAATATCTTCGAAGCTCGCCGGTTTACGAGGGGACTACTACATCAGAGAGGTTGATGCAGTTTATTGAGGCCCACGCGGATTTCTAATGCGCAAATAAACCCTTGCTGCATAGAGCACAAGTGCTCCGTGCACAAAACCAAGGACAAAGCCAAGTGCGTACATTATTGGGTTATCTCTGGTGTGTCTATAAGTCGGACTATTTCTTTTGCTGAACGCTTGCAAACATTTATTGACCACATCCCATCAGTGAACATTGGTGCAATTCTTTCAGCGTCATTGCCGTGCAGGAAGATTGTTCTTCCCCAGTTTGCTTCACCTAAAGGCTGTCCCCTGAGTGCGCAATCAACATAGTTGATTCCAGCACTTAGTAGTTTTGCAGCTAGAGCTTTTTCTTCTGTTTCGTTGCTAATCGAGTTCGCATCAACATAGATGCCTTGATACCCGTGCAGGATTGCTAGTTCGGCACCAATGTTATAAATGCCATTAGTCCCAATGCAGAATATGACATCAGATTTTTTGAATAGTCTTTCGTCTGTCTCTGCATCTTGAAACCCGAGGTTCTCTGCATGCTTGCGAGTTCCATCAGAACGACCTTCGCTTGAATAAATCACACGATGTCCGCTCTTTCCAAGAGAACGGCCAATAGTTCTACCCATCTTCCCGGGTGAGAATATTCCTACTGTTTGTGCAGGCATGTAGATACCGTGCACTATTTCATGTACTCGGCTAGTTCACCCGCAAGCTTTTCTGCATTACGCGCACCAACAAGAGTCTTTACTACTTCTCCACCATCAAATACGAGAATTGTTGGGATGCTGAATACATTGAATACTCCAGCAATCTCTGGATAGTCATCAACATTGACTTTTCCGATAGCGAAGTGTTGCGAATGAGCCATGTCAAAGTTTTCAAACTCTGGGGCCATGGTCTTGCATGGTCCACACCATGGCGCCCAGAAGTCAACGATTACGGTCTTCTCGGAGTCATAGAGGAATGACTCAAGGTTTCTGTCTGTAATTTCAGCAATCATGCTTCTATCGTACAGGACAAGCGCCCGTAGAGCAGTTGTCCAAATCAAGCATGTCTGAAGGTACTGAATGCATAGGTACCGAGAAGTCAATCTTTGCGAGAGTCTTCTGGTATTCCTCTTTGGTGATTTCTTCGTATGGAGGAAGTGGGAAGTTGTGGTCACTGTGGAGCAAGAATGACACTGACTTCACGCCCTTGTCGTAGTTCTTCGACAACCATTCGCGGATTGAGTCAAGCTCTTCCTTGCGGTAGTACACAGTTACCGACACTGCGTTGTCTGCCCATACAGTTTGCATTCTCTTAACCCATTCAAGCTGGTCCACTGCAGTCATGTTCCCTGCGAGTACTGCGCCTTCTGGTGATTCGCATGGGAATTCAACCACATACTTGGTGTGGTCTTCACGGCCATCAATCCCAATGTCCCACTGAACCTTGTAGCCACGCTTGCGACATGCATCTACGAGTGGGTCAGCAGCTCCAAATCGCACCCGTCTGATGTAGTACTGAGCGAACCCTGGGTGGATACCTGGTGTATTCCCTGGAAGAAGTGCGAGTGTTCCTGATGGCTGAACTGTTGTCAAACGAACCGATGTTGGCCATCCATTCTGCTGCGACCATTCTGCGTCAAAGGCACGCAAGGCTTTGTATGCCTCATCAAGCCATTGAATCTTTTCTTCTGGGACTTGGAGGATACCCGTAACGCTTTGACCGAGTCGAGCGTTCTTGCGCACGATGTTTGTGGTCTTTTCGTAAGGGTAGTCAAGGCGTGTGATTTGCTTTTGAATCTTGTACAGCAACACTGAGATTTCTTTGAGTTGCTCAAGTGATTCAACATTTGGAAGGAAGATTGTTGAAAGGTTGCATGACTCTCCGTCTGCAAGAGCAATCTCTGCACAAGGGTTGAAACCCTCAATTGAGTTGTCAACCATCTTCTCTCCGAGACGACCATAGCTACGTGCAAGCTTGCGGTTAACCAAACCGTATGGTTCACCTGAGCCGTCATAACCCTTCCAAAGTTCTTGCCTGATTTCTTCATAAGAGTCTGCATAGATGGAGTTGTTGGAGTTAGCACGCCATGCTGGGACACTACTCGTAGACCAGTTCTTTGCACGAATGAAAAGAACATCGTCTGGGTCACCAATAGCAATCTGTGCTGAACGACGTGATGAACCAGAGACAACGATGCGGCCAATGATGTTGCAAATGTCAAGCACATCAATTGAGCGAAGCTTCTTGCCTTCACGATTCTGCATCACTTTGCAGATGTCTGCAACGCCTTCGATGAGTGCGCCTGGACCTGATGCTGTTCCACCGAATGTCTTGAGTGGTGCACCGAATTCGCGAATGAGAATCGTTGAGTATGAGAAAGACTTACCCGTGTCAAAGTATGACTTCAACACTGCATGAAGGAGACGCTTCCAACCTTGACGTGAGTCTGGCACGATGATGTCTGCATCATTGGAGCGTTCATGTGTGATTGCCACACCTGCTTTTACTTTTGGAAGTTCGTGAATCTTGGAACGCTCGACAGAGAAGCCAACGCCTCCACCAAGCATGAGGTATTCAAACAGAAGCTCAAAGTCTTCAATTGATTCAATGTTCGTGAAGTAGCAGTTATTGAGCGATGTGGCATTGAACTTCTTTACGAGTGGTGTGCCAAGTTGCCAAAGAGCACGGCCTGAGAGCGAGCAACGGAGGTTGAACATGTGGTCAAAAAGCGTCTCTGCTTCTTGCTGTGTGAGGCAGGTACCGATTTCGGCAGCGCCATTGATAGCCCGTGTGATGGTTTCAGTCCAAGTCTCGTTGCGACCGAGTTCTTCAATCGGACGACTGTAGGTGCGTAGGTAGACGACTTCACCAAGTCCACCAAACCCCCAAGGTGTTTTCTTGTTTGCGTATGTTGCGATGAATTCCGGGGTAAGCAGTGCCATGTTCGTTCTTTCTTGTTTGTAGGGATTATGGGAATGACAATTGTATCGCTGTCAAAAAAACGGTGCGTCTAGTTGATTCCTAGCTCACGCGCTTTGTCAAGTGATATGTATTGCCCCTTCTTTGCTGCCAGCACCCTAGCATTTGCGTAAGGTGAAACAGGTTTGTCAACATACACGTCTTCGTCAACAAGCACAAGTTGAGTTGTGTCAACATTTGGCACCTTGGTATCAGCAAAAGCAAGATGCGGATTATCAACAGACTCTGGTGAACAGTCACCCGTAGAGTGCCCACAGACAGGGCATGGTTCTCTGTCAGCTTTTAGGAAACGATACTCACCAAACAGGTAGTCATCTGACCGAAATATATCTGACATAAAGGAATTGTATCCTGGTTGTTATTTTTATAAAAGCTCGCTAGATTGTTGACATGTCAAACTTTAGGATTAAAGAAATAGCTGGAATAGAAGAATTTCAGTTGGTTTCGTTCATTAAGCGTGGGACTACGCTGACTCGTTCAATCTTGTGTTATGCCAAGATGAAGAAGAAGCCAATTGCACCCGTGAGCATCGTGAGGATGTTTGGCTCAAAGTGTCGCAGACCATATGACGCAAGAGAAGTCATGAAGACTCTTGAGGGTAGGGGTATGCTGCGTCGTGTTGACGCTGACACTTGGGAAATTACCGAGCTTGGTATTCGCGCTGTCTACTTGCTAGGCAAGAGAGACGAAGAATACGTTGGTGGAGATTTCTCTAGTTTCTAAACCAAGCAAGAATGCGCTTGCGCAATGACTTGTTCTTTACGTCATTTGCGTATACAACAATGCCTGGAGCGTTGTCCTTTGGTGCTGATGTGGCGCCAACTGCAGCTACTTCTACATCAACTGATACTTCAACTTGCTCTGCCTTTGGTGCAACCTTCTTTGGTGCAGCCTTCTTAGGAGCTGCCTTCTTTGGTGTTGCTTTCTTTGCTGGAGCTTTCTTAACTGGTTTCTTTTTCGTTGCCATGCTTGACACACTAGTTCACCCATGACGACTCTTGGCGGAAGTAGCTAATTGAGATAGTGTTGTTTGTGGAGATATCCGACTTCAAAGAACGTATTGACAAGGTTGGTTTGGCTCTGATGTCCACTGTTGAAGCCAAAGAACAATCAGTGCAAGCAGAAGGAATCGGAGAAGACCTAGCAATCAATATGTTCTGCTGGGAAGACGACAGACTTGCGCTAATGCTTCAAGCACGCCCCTCTATACAGAACGCAAACATGGACGAACGCTTTGACGCAATAACAAAGGTTGCATGCATCGTCAGACGCGGCTGGGGGATAACAGCATTCACGATGGCATCAGAAGGGTACATCAGTCTCAAACCAGAAGAGACAAAAGGGATGAGCTTAAAGCGAGCATTCATTGAAGGCAAAGCAGTCAAAGAATGCCTCACTGTCACACACATCGAAAACAACAGGGTCACTATGGTTGCAAGACCCTACTCTTACACAGTTCCAAGAAAAGTCGTTTGGGACGATGACATCTACTATCCAGGTAGAACACTAGTGAGAGACCAAGATGGTATGTATGCCAACATGTTTGACAGAGTCATCACATCTGTAGATGTGGACGAAACACCAGAAGACTACGACACATTCTATGACGAGCTAAGTAACGGTGTATTAGAACTAGGCTTCTATATACAACAGTTCTAGTTACCCGTAGAGCTCCAACGCAAACGCTTCGCTCTACGATTAGCATTACGTTCAAGCCTCTCAGAACGTTCTGGTTCAGGTAACTGAAGAATCTCCTCTACACGTTTACGATTCTTACGTTCACGTTCATACTCTCTACGATGCGCCTTCTTCTCAGGAGTATCCTCACGATGAGTACGTTGCCACTCTCTACGTGCTTCAGGGTTCTTGTAGGGCATATTCAAATAGTAGTCACCCGTATCACCCGTGGCCACGTGGTGAATAAAACTCCAGCGGAATCCGAATATCATTCTTGTCAAAGTAGCTAACATCAGTAATGGCTGACGGCGGTATGTGATAGGGATACGTAAACGAACTACAGAACCAAGGAAAGATACCAGCTCGAGACTGATGCTTGTCATAATCATTCACCTCTAAAGCATCAACATCAATCTGGTCCCTATCAATATGAAACACACTGATACGGTCAAAAAAACTCTGAACAAAATGAGGCTCAGACTCAGTGATACGAACCCCCTCAAGACGAGAACAACCAAACATGTTCACATAACCAGCAGCATGAGAAGCAAAACCTGACAAGTGGACAAGACCTTGATGATTCAACAAAATACCTTCACTAACAATACGATTTTCATTATCAGGCAAAGAAGCATGAAAAAGATTGTCAGTTTGAGTAAGCATAAAACCTTTAATATGCTGAAATAACAGGGCAAACTGAATACTA